ATCAGAAGGAGTGTTGGCAGTATGTTTTTCTGCTAAAGTGTAAGAGCGATTGCCCCTAGGAACTCTCTTAGAGAACTTAATTTCATAAACATCGAGGGGATTAGGCGCGGATCGAGCTTTGACATTGTCTAGAGTTTTTCTTGAGATGTCAGAACAATATTCCGATTTAACTGTAACATCCATATAAAGGAATCTTCTAAAAACAGCTGAGGGTGAATAAACCAAATCTTTGGCATTGAGATCAGAATTATTAGTATCAATAATAATAAGCTCAGGGCTAGCTAAGGTTTTACCTTTAAGACGCAATTCAGCCATGTTAAGACTCATGGGGGCAGTGTCGATCATCGATAGAAGCTCTTTAACCATAGGATCACCATTTTTCAGCTGAGAAGAAGCAATATTGCCCAATTCAGAATAATGTATGGCAAAATGTTTTTCAGGATGGTAACCTTCGAAGAAATCTGAACCGTTAGTACGACTATAAATCATGTCAGGCTCAAAATCGACGTTACGAGTACTTGCAAAAGCTTCGGCAACAGCCTTAATAAGAAAAGACTTACCAACTCCTGGATCGCCATGTATTAATATAGCAAAAGGAGCTCTTCTGTCAGTACCAGATTTAACATTTAAAACGTGGCCAACAGCCAAGTCAAGCTCAGCAAGCTTCGTGTCAAAAGGATTAAATTTATACCATGATTTTGACTTCTTATCCTCAAAATACTTAGTAACAATTCTGGCTTTATTAAGGAATTCAAGGGAGGACATATATCCTCGGGGAACTCTACCTAAAGAAACAAGATTGTCTCTTGAATAATACAAAAGTGTATCAAGGGTATCACGCATAACAGGGTCTTCACCACGATTAATTATTGACTCAGTAATTGATCCACCGGACCAAAGAGTCTTTACGAAACGAAAAGCGTTAGAGAGAAGATCTAAAATATGTCCAAACAAAGAACGGAAACTATGATCACCGTCACTAAAAATAAACTTAATCTTCTTCGCAAGGTCAAAACCAAATATTCGCATACCAACCAAGTCAAGAATGAAAGTGCGGAGAGAATTGACCAAATCTGAGGAAATGATCATGTCCATTGTCTCTCCCCATGAAGCTTCAACGAAAAAAGAAGTAGAGTGCTTATACAATAAAGTGGCAATACGACGAGTCTTCGAAATAAAAGATTTATAAAAGTTAGGAATAAAACACCTGAGCATGAGGCTAGTATTAGCAAGAAACGAGGCAATTGTAAATTCTCCATAGAGGGAACCAAACAACCATGCACCTAAAATCATGAGAGAATCGGCAATACTATAAACAAGATTCTTAAGTTTTTTACCGAAATGATTGAAAAGACGATTTTTTAAAAAAGAACCAATCGTTTCAAGAATAAAATTGTTAAGATGTTCACCTTTAACCTTTAGTTGGTCAATAAAATAAGTAAACATAGTAACGTCATCGAGATCGTCGTCCCGGTCATCTTCATCAGGAAAAGCTTCGACATTAAAAACAGGGTCATCTCGAGCTTTCTTGC